CTTAACTTCTGTGCTATCGTTCAACCGAATTAACTTTATAACTTTCCGAGTTTTCATATTCTTGACCATTTAGTACACTCTGCAATATCAACTCTTTTTTGATATCCGGTATCTTGTTTAAAATTTTGCGTTAACCAAACATCACCAAGGCGCGATGCACCAGTGCACCGATATTTGATACCATTGTACACACAAAAAAGTTTGTTATCAATAAGAAATTTTGAAAATCTTAATTGCAACGATGCAGGGAGTGTGAAATTAAAGAGCATCCATTGAGCATAATCTACTTCTCCTTGTTCAGGACTATTTTCGATAAACGGATCTTCTATAAATTCATCTACATGCATACTATACCTTCTTTAAAAGGTTAACTACCTTATCAATCTCGTCTTGAGTATGAGGTGTTCCTCCCGTATTCATTTCCAAATACCATTGTAGTACTTCCTTCTCAGTTTTAAGGTCATTTACATTAAAACAGAAGAAGGCATCAGTTGTAATCCGATCTTCATAATCTTTAAAGTATGTTCCAAATGCAGGAATCTTATTGTTTAAAAATTGACGAGCAGTGTGAAGGCGCTGCTTTCCATCTACCAAATAAAAAGGTCCTTTATAATTACCTTGCCACCCTACACAATTGAAGTAAAGCTCCCTTCCCGATACTCCACCTTTAAGGATGTACTCAACGTATGCAATTTGCTGAGCTTCAGTCCACACTAAGGGCCTCTGGAAGTATGGATCAATATCAAGACTGGCTAATTCGCCATTGACGCGTTTGTCAATCCAATTGAACAAAGTATCTTCAAGATATTTCCAATCGACATGCGTGCGGTATGTCCCACCGCGAATCATCTTTGGAATATCAGCGAACCGTTTTAACATAATCAAATTATCAAATATCTATGAATAAAAGCAATAAAAAACCTTGTGAATTTTAGTTCACAAGGTTTCTTTGATGGTGATTAGGTTACTTTAAAACAATCACACGCGAACCAGTAATGAGTTTGCGATTTACAGAAGTACTTTGAATGAAGATATCATAATCAGGGTGCGCTTCAGGAGACACCTTAGTCAGTGCAGTCGTATCAAGACCGACGAGCTTACGTGCTTGGGGACCGGTGTAGACATTACCTGTCTTCTTTTCATAGATACAAATCTGCTTGTATCCTTGAACCTCTTCACGCTTGGTCAATTGGTAGTAACCCGCGCCGGTGTTATATGCACCAATCTGACGTTCGATATATTCACGAATCGGTGCATCATACTGAACCTGAAGAATATGATAGTCGGAGTGAGCCAACTTATCGAGACTCGTCTTCACGGTCTGACTATTGAGGTTGGACAGATCCAACTTGAAGAGACTCTTGGTACCGCGGAATTGACCCGGAGGAGCTGCTTTGCGATATTGCATGAAGCTCTCGGTTGCCATCTGAATCTTCTTACCCACTTCAGCCATACCCTTTGCAGAGGTATCCCAAACTTGGATATTATCAGCAGGGAATCCAAACTTCTTTGCTTCATGGACACCTGTTTGATCAGGTACCAATACAGCAACGGTCCAGTTGCTTGGAAGATTACTGATAAGAGCAGGGAAGTTAGACTTATTCTGATAGCTAGATGCATTTTCACCACCATCAGTGAGGACATACATCAAGAATGCATGGTCTCCGTACATCTGAGGAGTGTGTTCGAGATCCTTAAGTGCCTTAGTTGTTGCATCAATGAGAGCAGTACCCCCATTAGGCTTATAGAAATCTGCGAGAGAAGGAAGACGCAAAACGTCCTTATCGTAAATGATACAGGAAGTTTGATTATCAAAGAGATAAACGGTTACCCGAGTTTCTTGGTTGAGCTCTTGTGAGCGTTGTGCGAGATATTTGATTTGACTATCAAATACTTGAATGGTTTGCTTTTCGATACCTCCCATTGATCCAGACTCGTCAATTACGAGTACGATGTGGTTGATGAGGCTTTGCTTCATGAGCTCGAGGGCTTGTTTAGTTGGCATATGTTTATTTTGTTATGTTTTTACTTGTTAAGATTGCGGTTTCTGAAAGATAAATGCCCCTACAGTTAAGAAGCCTAAATCCTTTACATCAAAGGGATTTTCCGGCATTTCTACACTATCAGGACCTATAATTTCAAAGCCCGCGCTCTTAATAATATTTATGAAATCCTGAGGTGAAAGCCACTCAGAAGTTGGGGGATTTTTCCCATTATTTAAGTCAGAACTTACCACAAAATACCCACCCGGCTTAAGCTTTTTATAGATGATTTTACAGCTTTCTGATAAACCGATATTCTGTGTGTTATATCCATATTCAGGCTTAAAGTGAATAAGGGAACATCCATCAACTACCACATCATAGAAGTCGTCGAAAAGCTGGTCACTTTGAGTAAGGAAGTTAATTTCCTTAAACTCAATGTTGTCCATATCATAATCTTTCAGACCTGGAATAATTCCCTTATCTGAACAGAACCAATTCTGACCATAGTTGATATCAACATTAGTAACACAGCAGCACTTACTCATTAAAAATGTAGTTGCAGAATAGCCTCCACCTACATCAAGGAGTCGATTAACAGAACCCACATGAATGCGGAGTAAGTCAATTATTGCACACCATTTAAGCTGTGCATCAAAATTGAGCTTATCATATCCATTATCCTTAAGAAGCTTATAGACTTGAGGAAATTCTGTCTCAAGATTTACGTCATTAGAAAATATCTTACTCATGTTAAGAGAAAATTATAGCAGAGGGTGTATTTATCGAGAAGGTTACCTGCTTTGAGATCTGACATATTATGAGTCAAATCTGCCAATTTAACAATTTTAGTATCTAAACCATCTTTAATAGTTTGAAGATATCCCAGAATACATAACTCATCTTTATTCGGACGAGAAAGATATTGGACATTACATTGAACTTGCCACCCTATCAACTTATTAGGGATCATACCAGGTAATAGCTTTATCTGAAATTTAGTGTCTTCTGCAAGGTCGTGGAGCAGAGCAGTGCAGGTAATAATTTCTAGAGCTTCTTGAATTCGATATGCTGGAAGCTTATAGATTAGAGGTGCAATTTGAGTTGCAATCTCTGCAACAGGACAGCAATGATGAAGAAAGTAATTCAGATTTGAGTTCTTCCTAACCTGATCACCATGTTCTTTCAACCCCAAATTAAAGCACATCTCCGTGCTGGGGGTCACCATGATATTAAAGTCACGAATATTAGGAGTCATATTACTTAATTGATTCGACAAAGATGATGGTACCTTCAAAAACACCCATGTTCGACTTCTCTTTAAAGGTAAGAGTTTCTGCAACATCGTTAGTAGTTGCAGGTCGTGTCAGATACCACAAGTTATCCTGCTTATAGGTAACATTGAGAAGCTTGGTGTTTGGAGGGAGGTTAATGGTCATTGAACCCCCATAGTGCTTTGCACGTTGATTGTCGGTACAGCCTACAGAGCTCAAAAGAGCTGCAATAAGTGCACAGGTGGCAATTAAAGTGAGGGTATTACTGATATGTTTCTTCATAAATTTGTTCAATTAAATTTCTTAATTGTTTATCTTCGATAGTATCGTGTAAAAGCATTCGAAATGCAAGTGATTGTCGAGATTTGATAATATTATTTCGTATCCACTCTGCTTGTTGAGCACGAGGTAACTCGAACACATTATGAATACCAAACAGTATCCGTAGTTGTGCTGCGATACTAAGAATATCTGCATGTACCTTATAAAGACGTTGGATAAAAGATTGCCAATACTCTAAGATTTCAAAATCATAAGTATTCTCAATATAAGACTGAAAGTGATCTTTAGGAGGCTTACCAAGATTAAACCACAAATCGAGCATCTTCTTCTCAGATGCAACTTCAGTCTTGAGGTGATGGATATTCCGATACCAATCAGATTTGCACTTATGAAGAACTTGATCATTTTGTGAGTAAACTACTACACCCTCTTCACCTTTGAGTGCTTTGATAGCATCTTTGAGAGACTCAATATTGTCGTAATGATAATATTTCGGACGCTTAAAGAGACCTTTAACTGCTAAATTGTTAAGGGTAATTTGCTCTGCTAATCGATAGTCTTGATGATATACATTACCAATCAAATAAAAGTCAGGCTCATAGTAATGAATGACAATTTGGTTTATAGGTGATACCCACTCAAACAAAAGAGAGAAGTCCCAATTCTCTGATAGAGGTAGAATTTGAGAAATAGTAGGAATAAGCCGCTCTTTAAACTTTTCAAGCTCTTGCCAATTTTTATGTCCTCGTGAGGTAACCAATCCTGCGCGGGTGCGGAATATAAAGGTTTCCTTATATCGTGAGACAATTAAAAGTGACCCGTCTAATTTCTCAAGAACATTACATTGTGTAATATCTGTAGGCTCGGAAAATAATTCAGACCTCTCATCCCAATTAAAGAATTTAGGAAATCCGGCACTTACGAGCTCTCCCTTTGCATTCCACATAGAGGATCTAAAGATGAGATTATCTTTAGTCCAGACAACGGGAGCATTCTTGATAGGTTCAACCAGGAAAAGAGTTTCCCTTTCACCAGATGAAAGGAGGAATTCAATATTTTTGATACTGAATTCCTCCCGATTTAATACTGACAAGTCTCTAATCATTTTTACGTATCTTAACTTTAGGTCGTCGATTCTTTCCGATTTTTACAGTAACTGTGTACTTTCCGGTATCGATATCAACCACATTTTTATTACCAGAGATAGGCCAATGATTTAACTCAAATGAAATATCAGAGTTAAGTCCTTGGTGATGTCTGATAATAAATGGGTCGTTCATATCAGCGCCCTGGCAGACCAGCTTCCCACTCTGAGAGGGCGACTTGATGATTGTTGTGAAACTTGTACTGCGCCATCAAGCTCGGTCCACTCGATCCATTCCGCTTGTTTTGAGTCTGATTACCCGGATCACGAAAGTACATTTCTGCCTTCTGAGGCTGTGTGAGATTGCGTACGGACTTTTTTGTAATTTTCATATGTAAATGATATGTTACTTTATGGGATGTTCAATTAAATTCTTAGACAGTTAACGTTACCACACTATTAGGAGGAAGTATTTCCCATTCTTTTAAATTAAATAAAGGAATACCTTTATTAATTTTTCCACCTATTTTATACGACGTCCCACCTACACATAATACAGTATAAGATTCGTCTGATTCACTTACTACTACTAAATGTGTAGACTTGTGACGTGCAAGTACTGGATGCTTTATTTCTGTAGACGGCGCTGGTGCGATATGTAAATGTGATTTCATATTATTTGATAGGCTTGAAGATTTTACCAGTCTTGACCCACCGTGCATCTTCACCGCGGCCTTCTTTAGTGAGGAAGCCCCCATTAACCAAATCGTTGAGACGCCAGGTTGCACGTTGCGAATCTCCGATGATATCTGCAACATTAACTACGGTAATCTCTTTGCAGCCGAGAATCTTCGCAAGCTCATCTTGACGACGCTGCTGTTTCGTAGAGACCTTCAAGATCTTCTTAGGTTGATCGAGACCTGCGATTTCATCATCAGAGACTTCAGGAGTTGCTTCAAAATCGAAGCCTGCAGAGGTCATCTGAAGGGTACATTCACCGAGAGCACCAAAGCGATTCTTCTGAGGACAGAAGAGTACCCGAATTCCTGAATCTCCATTGCTATCACCCACATTGCGAAGCTTGAGATTACAATCTGTTGCATGAGGGATAAGAGTAGTGCCCTTCATCTCTTCTGCTTTGGTTACATGAACAATAACTCCAATCGCACACTCAGTTACCTTTGCAGCTTGAATAATGCGATTGATGCAGTACTCTTCCTTCTTCCGAGAGTTGAACTTCTGCTTGGTCGTAAGACTGTTGAAGCTGTCAACAATAAGCAAATCAAGATCTTTTGCTTTATCACACACAACATCAACATCAGAGATGTTTGCGATAGGAACCGTTTTAATTCCTGTGCGTTGGGAATTATATGCAATCTGAGTCACATGCTCTTCAGACGATGCATATCCCACTTCATACCCTGCGAGTTGATACAGGCTCAAAAGCTGCATCAGAAGTGTCGTCTTACCAGTTCCAGGAGGAGCATCAAGCGTAAAAGATGATGTCGGAAGAATACCGCCACCGAAGAGCCGGTCAATCTTCTCAACACCGCACTTAAGGCGACGCTTGAAGATATCAGGGATTTTAATATCCCCTACTGGTTTAAAGTCTGTTTGTTCGAGACTCAGATTTAATGCAGACATATTTGATTATTTTTGTATTTGATGGTGTGTAACGGTTTTAAATATTACACACACAATGTATATGTTTAATTGTGAGCGTGCAATTACTTTTTCTGACGCACTGATTTCGCGGGGTGAATCCGATTTTCTACTTCACGAGCCACCTCCATAGTGCTCATTTTGGATTCCCAGGGATACCATTCTGCAGTTTCCGGAGAAGAGTCTCCGGTACTCCAATCCCGGGGATCAGTTCGGGGACGGTACACATAGGCACCCTTTGTGGTTTGCTTGACAATTACCCCCTTAGTGAAGAATTTACCTTCACGGTAAATCTTGACATGAGTAAAGGTTTGATTGTGTTCAAATGACGTGTTTGCATTCATATATGTAAAATAAGAAATCTTCTAGAGAACTCAAATATTAATTTGGTCTCTAGAAGATTTGTGAGAAGGTTAATTAGCTTGACACTTCTTCAGTTTCGGAATACTTAGAAGCAACCTTGAGCTTCCCACTCCGAACTGCAGTACGGATATCACGAGCGAGGTCACGCTTACGAGCCTTATTGATGCTCATTGCATGCTGATTGATATCATTCTGAACTGCAACGCCGTTAATATAGATACTACCAGACTTTGTAAGGGTTAACCGTGCAAAGATGGTCTTTGGGCGATGATTAGGTGTATTTTTTGATATATTCATAACAATTATTATAATGATATGAATATGTAGAATACAAGATATTTATTTAGCTTAACGAACTCCCATACTTGAATAGTATGCGGTGCGGTAGTAAATGTTGGTAGTTGCACCAGTAGTATATGCGCTAACTGTAGAAGTATTGGTGATTCCTCTGAAGGTAAATGATTCACCAGGTTTAATCACAAATGCATGGGTTGTCTCGCTGTATTCATTATCTATGATATACACATCGTTGACCCCTCTATTGACAATAAGTACTTCGCTGCATTCCTGAGAACTAAGCGTTCTCACTGCAGTTGTAACTGAGTGATTGAACGAACGACAAACATTTTGATTTACCCATGCCATATTAATTATTTATACTCATAAAGTAAAAAAGCCTACATGTTCGTAGGCTTTGTTCTAAACAATTTTGATTTGAAATAATAATTACACACTCATTAATTAAACAACCCGTTTAGATCAAGCGATCCTTCGTTCTAAACGCTGTTTAACCGATATGATGACCTTAGATGGAATGACTTCTCCATCTAAATACTTCTTTAATATTTTCGAGTGAATAGAAGAGATTGAATATTCTTGTTTGTAATAAGCGTGCTCTGTACCAATATCAATAATTAGATGTTCTGGATATAAATATACTGCTGCGGCCTTTTCAATCTTAACTATATACGACAGCGCATAGTATTTCCGAGCCACTTGAGAAATATTTACATTAAGAGGGATATCTATAGATCTCCAGCTTTTAGTTAGTAACTTCATATTCAAACTTTATGATAATCTTTGTAGGGTTCTCATATTTCCAAGTATAGCGATAATGATGACCTCTTTCATATTCATCCCGCGCAAAGCACTGTGCATATCCACCCTTCTTCTTTTTATCCTCATTTATCCACCAATGGGTGTTATCATGAAGGGTATTTAGATTTAATGCAATCCAATGCCAATCTGAAATATGATCTAGATGCTTTTCTTTGTGTATCTCGTTTAGTGTAACTTTGAGATGCTTAAACTTCTCTACATCAAACATCCGCTGACATTCATTAGTAGCTTCAGGTTCCTTTTTACGTCTATAATATAGCATGAGTTACCTTGAACGAATATGCTTCATTACCCAGATTACCAAGCCAATATGTATCGGTAAACTCTCTACAATTCTTCTCGTTATCATACCATTCAGTATAAACCGGAACAGATCCAAGCATATCGACTACATAGAGAGGTTGAAACGTACCGGTTACAATAGAGAAGTATTGAACCTGTAGAGTCTCGAGAAATTTAGCATATTTTGTTGCTAATCTTTTATAGTCTGAAGTAATTTGAAATATCATATTTTTTTAGATTTACGGATATAAAGGAGGAGCCCTATCCAATACAATGATACTATGATAAGTGGAAATGCAATTGAAAAGCTGTGATGTTTATAGAATGAAAGAAAAACTCCCGCATTTGATATAACCGAACATATAAATGCTGTAAATAGTAGAACATATCTAATAATCTTGAGCTCTATCGCATTATAATTGTATTTCCTCATATTCTCGATGTTGTCTTAGTTACTACATGAACTCCAGATCCCCGTCCTGCATTACGATGAGTAGGGTTTAAACGTTTAAAGTCTCGAAAGCATTCCGGAGACATAATATTCACCTCTCCTGCAGTCTTATGACTATAAACCATAACCCCCTTATAGGGTGCAGGCTGCGCAATACCCTTCTTTGCACAAGAAAGGCACACCGTAAGACCTAATTCAGCCCGCTCAGTTTCGACTTCTTTTTTACATCTACAGATCATACTATTTTATGTTTGTTTGCGATAATAACATTACGTGCAAATGTATCAATAAAATACTTTGAATAGTACTCACAATAATCAGAAACTTTTCTAATATGATCTGCTCTCAGGTCAAGAGGATTCACTGCAGCCTTAAGCCCTACCTTTCTACCGCTCTCTTCTGAATTTTCTAATTCCCTTATATCTATACCTCTTATGTGGGTAAAGTAATTTCCTATAAAACTTGTGAGACACTTATCATTATCATTGAACGATAAAACATTAAAGATCGATTTATTGAGAATATGTCCATTATTATGATATAAATCTAAAACTTTATCAATCCAAATGAATTTATCATGAATCGTTTTACATTTATGTGCGGATGCTAAAAATTCTGCACCATCACCCCACAATGGCCCCCCATATTCACTTTCCCATAATTCATCAATCTTGAAAAGTGTCTCTATATCTGTATATGAAAAATTCTTCTTTAATGTTTCTTTGGAAGAAAACTTCACTTTACAAATTTTCTTTCTCAGATGAAGGGGTATATGCATTACAATTTCATTATAATCAATTCCATCATTGTAACACTCTTCTTGATTATGTATATAACCAAACTCATGATAACAATTAGCCTCTAGAACTTTAAAGATATAGGTAAAGAGTTTATCACAGTAATGCTCATACTTATCTCTAATTTTATTCTCAAGACTTTCATTTACAAAGACTTTCCTCTCATACTTCAACTCTTCCATTCCTTTACCTAAACTAAAGTCTAAGAGGTTATAGCAATAGAGATTAAAGAAATCAACTAATACATAGTATGCTACACACTGTTCAGTTATTTCAGACATGAGATGATCTGTTACATCATCTTCATTTATCTTTAATTTCTGCGCTATTATCTTCGGATAAATTTCAGGCCACTCGATATTCTCAAAGTGGACCTCACGCGCACCAGTTTCATCAATCTTGTCAAAGAAACCCTTTATAGAATACATGTTAATTTATATGTTTTGAATTGTGGATACTTTACTTGCAACCTTTAGAAAGTGTTCTAAAGAAGGAATCTGCGAGAATGCAGAACGTTGCATATTATCTCTTATAGGAGGGGGAATAAATTCTGGTATACTCGTATAGTGGTTTATATCAATACCCCAAAACTGAAACAGATTAGGATTTGTTGAATGCTCAATAACCATGATAGCTAACCGATTGCTAAACATCCAAATTATATACTTTTTTGAATCTACCTTTTGAGGTGATATTTCAATGTACTTTACTTTAGACTTATGAAAGATCTTAAGTACCTCATCTTTAATATCACTTAACATAGAGTAAGTTTTACTCTGTAGGTTCTTCGAGATAGGTACCAGTCTGAACACAACCTGCTCTCAAGATATTGAGAAGCTTGTCATATTCAGTATTAGTCAGAGAGAGCATACCTAGTTCACTCATCTTCTTTCCTCCAAGGGAAAGCTCGATTTGTACATGCTGCCCAGTCTTAAAAGAAGATATAGGGGTGACCTTTAGAACATCTTGTGCCATATGTATATATTATTCGTATTTTTTGTATTGTTGACGATTTGCATTATTAATATAATCAATAATCTAGATATATCAATGATAATTCTAAATCTCTATGAGATTTAATTAAGAGAATGTCCAATTCATTTGGGTATTTTCAACTGGTGCGCTAGCAGACCCTAAAGTTGCAGGGGTAACTATTACACCTTCACGTAAAAAGGCATAATCCCCTGATGATGCATCTAATACTGTTGAAGTACATGAGAAATCATCCCAATATAAACTGCTAGTAGTACCTCCATATGCATCAACATAAAATTCTACAAATCCAGATTGTGTTGGGGTAATTGCAAGAGTAAGCTTTTCCCATATACCAGATGCAGCGGTCATCGTAACTGACTGTGCAACGTTAACGCCCGATAATTGAGCAACTGGACATTTAAATCTTCCTGTTATATTAGTATTGGTACGATACATCCATACACTTGCAGAAAGAGGGGTATTTGCCTGACAGAGAACGTGACCAATTCTTTGAGTGAGAGGATATAAATCATCTCGAATTATTGATGTTGGTGAAAGTTTCCAAGAAATACCAGTAGTACCATGAATGATAGTTGAGTCTGTGGTTATTAACCCGTTGTCAGTATATATAAAATGGCTATCAGGCACTCCACCTTCATTAATCGAAATTATTCGAGAATGTTCATAATCAGTATAAGTATTAACTATAGTGGCTTCACCACGTCTAAAATTATATAGATATATTTCTGAAGGACCTGCACCTAATGTAAAACACCCTACAGTATTTGAATAGGTAGAGAGGTTATACATTAACGTATTGTATGAATTGATTGGGGCAAATGCTACGTTGGCATTTAAAGCAATAACCGGATTATAAAATGTGTTGTTAGAGCAAGTTGTAAATGCAAACCCTCGAGATGTATTTCTTTTAAATATTACGTTATATAGAGCACAGTCTCTCATTGCTGTCGCATCGAGTCCATCGGTAGCATTATTGGTAGCATCAAGTGCAGAAATAGTTGCCGCCCAGGTTACATTTGAGTTCCACCCATCTGCGACGTTTGAATAAAGACGCATGTCATTAACCTCCCACCCTACACCACGGGTGAATGTTGTACCTGCACCACTGGTATTAGCCCAGCATTTTACAAATTTAAAGCGCTTTCCATGAGTTGCAGATTCATTTAAGCTGTAAGCTGCACCAGTATGAGAAGCTGCACCATCATTATATATTTCAAGAAAATTACAGTTATTATTGTTTGTGTAATACGCACAATTTGCGCGAGCTGTTATAAATCTTGAAAATTTTAGATAGTTTGTATTCGACAAAAAGAATATATTGCCATAAGCATTTAACGGAGAAAAGAATGTAACAGCGCCTGCAGGCTGAGTAGACATATCTGTCTTATTCCACCCACCGCTAATATCGATAAAATTTCCTGCCGATCCATTCGCTGTAAATGTAAAAATATTATTAAGAGCAACAGTTTGCATTGCTAGTGGAATTGGATCTCTATAATATACAGGTACTGTTTCTGTTGTCCCGACATACCCTCTACTTGCAGTACCAGCAGAGGAATTTGGTTGACCCTCAATTAAGATTTTAGTATTTTCTACTGCACGAACTGCCCACCAGGTAGGGTCTGCTTCAGTATTTTTACCAATAATGCCTTGTACATTTATATTATTTGTTGCAAATACATTATCAATATGAAATGTAAATGCACCTGGGTCGACTGATGAAGTTATAGATATAGAGCTTATATTCGCACCTAATGTACCTCTTATGGTAATAGGAACCCATATGTTAGCAGCAGTAGTACCTGGTGGTTTACCTGCAGATACATATAATGTAGTAACTGGAACTGCACCTAAACCATCAGAGCATAAATTAATTCTAAATGAATCTATATTGATAGATGCAGTAACAAAGTATAACCAAAAACTTATAGCGCTATATGATGAAAGATCTCGTGCTGCAGTTAGAGTATAATAACCTAAACTTGTATTTGCGGCCCATCCTGCTGCAACAGTAAATACAGATGAATTTGCCCCTTGTTTACGAGTAGTGCTTGTAGAAGCAGTTACCCCAGATCCTGCAGTCCATGCTCCATCATAGTATAAATGCTGTACTGGGTTTGCAGTTAAAGTTACAAATGTACCTAAATTTGTCCATGCGCCATTACCTAAATTAATAGGATCATCAGATTGCATTACTCGAATTTGATCACCTGCAGATGCAACAGTTGTCAAACTTGCACCACTCAAAGTCTTCTTACGAGTTGCAAAAGTTAACCCATCACTCGCATCATTTCCGCTGAGGTAGTCTACGTAAATTGTTGAAGGCATATTTATCCGTTAGCAGATATTGTATTTATATTGGTGATGTATTTTGTAACTTCAGTAAGTATCTGAGCCTCTGTGGGTAATGAGTTAAAATAAAACATTACTGTTTTATCTCCATATACATTATGTTCAACACAGACTCGGGTAATATAATCATCCGATACTCCGTGTTGTTGTGTGTCTATTATATATTTGTATGAAAGCATAATTAAACCTTGATCACCTTTAAGACTAAATGAGCACGAGCTATTGCTGATGCTTCTAATACATTGAATCTTAAAATGTCACCTTCAGTAATATTTACCGTCCAGCTCGTGAGAGTCCCGTCTTGATATTTATTTGTACCAGAGAGAGTTGGATAATTTCCACCAGTGATAGAGTCTGCAGATGTAGGAGGAAAATTGTTGTATGTATCCTTCCAAATATCTAATACCAGCGTTCCTGTTACATCGCTTACTAGGGTAGCTCTTTGAATCGTACACGCATATGGTATTTCTACATCACCTTTAATTCCAGTTGTAATAGATTGAACCCCTGCAAGTGTTATACCTATTGAATGATAATCAGTACTCCATAATGCGCTATTGCTCCTTACTGTTGTTTCAGTATTCTCCCAATCACCGCTGTTATTTCTAACAGTAGTATAAACAGAAGACCAGTTTGCACTATTTGCCACTAAATCACTTGAGTCAAACCCTGCACCACCGACCCAGCTAGCAGAATTAGCTCTTACAGTAATCGTAGTACTAACCCAATCTGCACTATTCGAATTGACTAATGAGTAAGTATTTTGCCAATTTCCAGAATTTGCAACTAAATCGATAGAGTTAAAGTTATTGTCTAATAACCAGCTTGCGCTATTATCATGAACAAATGTAGTAATATATTGCCAGTCACCACTATATACTGAAACAATAGTAAAGGTGTTATTCCAATTTGCAGAATTTGCAGCAATCTCACTTGAATTAAAGCTGCTTCCATTACCTCCACTTAAAATCCATATAGAGCTATTACTTTGAACTGTAGTAAATACACTATCTATATTTGCAAATAAGAGAGCAATACTCCGGTCATTTAAGTTAATACCTGAGAGTAGAGGACTATAAACATAGACATTCGCACTCAGTGTGTTTGCGTAAACACCATCAAGAAAATATTGCGGTAAATTGTAATAATTATTCATCTACTATGATTATTTATGAGGTGTAGACATCCCAGAGCCTGATATATTTGGTAATACCATTAACGGTTATCTGTAAGAATTCACCGTTAGTGACCATTGATCCTGAGACTAATGTAGTATTAGTTAGGTTTATGTTTGCTGCAGAAAGATTAGTAATTTTTGCACCAACAGATTGAATGCCTTGAATAGATGAGTTATAAGTAGTATTAGGCATACCCCCAAACGCACCATTATCATTAAACTGTAATTCGAGATTATTACCACCAGGCACTGTACTTCCGCTTCCTCCTGATATAACGGTAGTAGTATTAGGAGCTCCCGAACCACCACCAGAATCAGAAGCACGAGCAATTTGCTGTCTTAACCGATTTACATTCTTATCAACATACTGCTGTAAGTCTTTAAAGATTTGATCAGAATCCTTTTGCGGTAAGCTCTTTGATCCGTTTACTTTCTTTTCAACAACTAAAGAAGATATTTGATTATCAAGGTTTGACTTTAAAAGATTAACACACTCATTTATGATTGTATTAATGCGTTGTTCAGAACTCTTAATTAAGCCATCAACCTTTAGAGTAACTGTATTGTCTAGTTGGTTGAATTTATCAGTAATACGTGATTCAAGATATAGGTTACATTCATTTTGAATGTGAGGTATTGAGATCTCATTTACTTGTGTGGTAAGTAGGGTTAATTGAGATGAAATATCTTGCTTAAGGATAAATACTTGTTCATCAATGTGCTGAGAAATCTCATCATTTAATTCATCAAATTGCTGATTAAGTGGTTGTGATAATCCTGTGAAAAGGTTTGTAGAAAGAGTCTCTATATTAGATGAAACCTTTTCATCAACACTATAAAGCATCTGATGTAAAATTTCATCACGGGCCTCATTTAAAGTCGTAATACTACCATCAGTAAATTCTTCTACAATTTGCTGAACTCTCTCAGTCAACTCATGCTGTGATTTTTCTGCATTATGAGCTATCGTAGTAGTTGTAGTGAGTGCTTCCTGGGTAAGAGAGTCTTTAAATTGTGCAAACTCCTTTAAAAGATTTGACTTTAACGAATCAGTACTCTGCTTAAAGAGCTCCTTATTATTCTGGTCGATGGTCTTTAAAAAGTTATCTACAGCAGTAGATTTGTAATTCTCAAATACATTATTAAGATCGACTTTAAACTTTTCTGACTCCTGTATAATTTTTTGAGTAACTGAGAAATACTCCTGTAAGAGTGTAGATTTATATTCCTGAAGATCACTCTCTATTATTTGTGAGTCTCGAGACTCTAACTCTTCTTCCTTCTCAACAAGTTGATTCTTAAGCTCTTGACACTCTTTAATTAATTCAGCCTTTTCAACATCTGGTTGAATTTCAGGTACTGAAACTACTGGTGCAGGAGGTGGAGTAATTACTGCTTCTTCAACTAATACGGGAGGTAAATTAGTAATAGAGTACAATGAGGTATTAGCTGATCTCTCATTAAAGAATACTCCCCAATCTTCTGAATTTTCAGAAACTACAACTTTAAAGGTATACTCCTTTAAACGATCATCTATCTCAACCGGAAGCTTAATAAACATCTGCTCCTTTTTAGTGAAATATTCACCAAAGAGAACGCTCTCATTTATTGTTATTTCTGCATGGAGAAGTTCAGTACGTATCGATGGTACAATAATAACATTCTCTTTAGAAGATATTACTGGTACTGAAATATTATTAATGCGTATTGAACTCATTTATTGTATTTATTAAATTACTAGATTACGCAAACGGATATGTCTTACCAGATCCAGAATTATATAGGGTAACTACTTCATTATAAGTGAGTGCTTTACCGAACCAAATACCTACTTCATCTAACATACCCCCTAAATATGCGATTTCAGTTTGATCTTTACCTATTATGAGGTCAGACGATCCTGAATTTATAGTAGAGTTGTTATATGCAACTGATTCAAACAAGCTTCCATTGACGGATATCTTTAAGAACCCATTCTCAAGGTCACATACACCTACTACAAAGTAACGAGTGTTAGATGAGAGAGGAATACTATAGGTTGCCTGAGAATAGGTACTTCCTGCAGGTGATACTAAGAATGCTACTTTACCCGTTGTAGTAAAGTCACTAATATAAAGAGAATAATCTCTATTTCCTGGTGCTGTAGACCATTTATTAATGATGCCTTGTATTGCTTGTGCGGAGGTTACATTAAACCATGCTGCAACGCTCAGGCTTGCTGTATTAGGCTGAACTAGACTGCTATTAGGAGTCTTAATATAACGTGCCTGACTCCTGAGTAATGATAAACCAGTACCAACAACACCGGTAGTTGTGTCAATATCTCCATTGGTTGCAGTCATTGGAATATTATAAGTACTTGACACGCTTGAATTAAATGTTAACCCATTTGAACCTTCAAATGCATAGTACATTCTCAATCCATCAAGTAAGGTATTTTCATCAGCAATTGGATCAGTACCGCATGGTAATCTATAGAGAATATATGTAGGATTTGGATCACCATTTATATTACCTGAAAGACTATCATAGTCAGATACACCTGGAGTATCACTCAATCTTAATGAAATCTTTCCTCCGGTATGAGTAATTGTATAATCCCAATCTCCATTAGTTACTGCATTTGCAGATGTGCTATAATTTAAGTTAGCAGGAATTTGAATATAATCAGCTCCATTGTTGTAATAGAGGAACATGTTAGTGTTTGCTGTCGCCCAGAGGTTAGTATCATATTGAAACGCACCACTGAGATATATTACTTTGTAAGTACCTGCATCTAAAGAAGTACCACTATTAAAGTATGAAGTAATAGGTGACGTTACCGTAGTATAGGTTGCAGTTGATATGAATACTCGATCACAGCTTATAGGTGCTGCTGATAAAGTATAATCCTGCGGGTAATTTTCACCATTGGCATTTTGAGTTGATGAACGCGTAGGGCGCTTAGGTAGAGTTATGGAAGGAATAGATCTCTCGGATATATAAATCTGCTCAAGGGACGGAGAATTACCTACTGCTACCTTAACACCCGACCGTCCTGCATAATAATCATCAAATAAAGCCATGTAATTATTTAACTAAAAACATGGAAAAGGCTATAGGTTTGACCCTATAGCCTTAATAGTAAGTAACTCTTAGAGATACAAGAAGTGCTTCCAATCAGGATGCTTTACTTCTTTAAAGCGCGCGCATGCAGGAATAGGTAAAGGCGCTCTAGGTTTTCTAATTAACTTCAATCCTACTTCGTGATTGTACCGATTACCCTTTTTAGTATTAACATCTTTATGACATAATACCAGATTCTCGAAGGTATCTTTACCTCCTTTATCCCGAGGAATAACATGGTCAAGATTACCTGTTGCCTTAGTGAGAGGGACGTTGGTATATTGACAAATACCTCCATCTCGTTCCCAAATACGTTTATTAGTGACGCTGACCTTCATCTGGGGCATTCTATTGAAGTTACAGCATACCGTAATTGTAGGTACTCGAATCTGCTGACGCGCAGATTGAATATAGAGATGATGCTCTTCAACAGGTAAAGTAATCCACTCTTCCCAAGTACATGCATTAAACTGTGGATCTCGATCAAAATCAATAGATCCATCGTCTTTCCGCAGATAGGTAATGCTCACCGGCTTTACTGAGCCTCTCCAAATATCATTGAGAGCTTCAGCTACAGTACATGAGTCAATAGCCTGCCATGCTGCATTTAGCTTTAATGTTACTTTGCGGTTTAAGATGTTCATATTATTTCCTTAATCCACCACTGACAGTAGAGAGGAGCATTCTTTTAGTGAATTCAGCCTTTGAAATTGGATCGTTCCAATTCTTCTTATCCTCTCTCCAGCCATCTGGATCGAGCACTCGAATATCAAGAATTTTACACCATTCATCTGGTGTCTTTAATTCAACTTTATTTCCCCATTCAATTTCGTCATAATGTGAACGAAAGTTCTGTGAGAAACAATTTCTCGGTTTATCGCCTTTTCCTGCCATAATGTTAATAAAAAATTGCTGTAATAACGATTTGTATTACAGCAATGATATTATATGATTTTTATGTTAAATCAATTATTATTTCTGATGTTGGTGAGCGTCCTTAATCTTACACCCTTCTACACCGCAAACCGGATTAACCTTCTTTTTATCAACAGATGCAAGAGCTTCTTTCTTACCGATTTCAATACCTCGGGTAAGAGCATTGTTTAAATGTGCTTCAAAAGCTTTATGGAGACGGAAGTCAATTTTACCTTCTCCGAGAAGTTCACGTTCCTTACCGTCATCTTCAAAGAAGATTCCAACTAAGTCCCCACCATCTTTGAATTTTGGATGTATTTTGTATTGTGGCATATTTTTGCGGAGCCTATAATCGGTTTCGCGCCGATGATTCAACTTTACCAAAGTCGTAGTTTACTATTAGCTTATACAGGCAATTGTAATTATTTATTGTGTTCTAAAGGGTTGCAACTCATTCTCCTAGATATTCTTCAATTACTCCATTATCATGATCAAGGAAACAGTCTAATAATTGGTTTCTTAGAGCTTTATATTGCTTCTGATGTTCAAGACATTCTGGGAACCTATCAAAGAACTCTTCCTTACTATCTGTTATAAGGTAGGCATTTAGTTCATCAGGAAATACATCAGGATGATAGAGACCGTCAGACTTAAATGCTTTATATGCAATCTCGGTAATCGGAGAATTTTGATCAAGACAGTCTATAACAATTTTATCTACTGCTTTCCGATACTTAGGGAGCAGGTAATACATCCCATGTATTAACTCATGAGCTCTTACCATATCTCGTCGTGCTTTATCAATATCATCAGGAAATCCAATTATGTAATGACTTCTATGAGGAGTTACGCGATCATTAAAGAGCTGTAAAAATTCAAATTCTTTAGGTTTCAAATTACCTAATTTGAAATTCTTGTCTTTAAGAATTTTAGCAGGAAAGTTGTACCCATGAATGACTTCATAATATTTGCAACCCGGCATAATACTCTTCCACCATTTATTAATCTGCTCATGAGTAATATCGTACTTACCTCTTAAGAGAGGATTTTCATACAGCTCTTGAAAGAACATAAGCATCTCACTTAATTCTTTACAGGAAGAGGAAACCATTAATATGGTTTTATTACCTTTAAGCTTGATGCGCTCGAAAGAGAGCTTATTAATCATATTAAATATAATAATTGAAATTCTATAAAATGCTAGGACCTATTAGGAATGCGGACTTCTGCTTTTCGGTTACCAACTGAGATATGAAAGTCCCATTTAGGTAATGGAGTAAGCCCCATTTCTGTTCTTAACGATTCAAGCTTAGGAGATTTGACTACAATCCAGAAAGTGCAATCATCCCAGCTGTTAAAGAGTGTGTGTGAGTAATTGAATTCAACTAATTCACCTTCAAACTTCTTCCAGTACTTGATATTGTTATCTACAATATGTCCTTCATGTTTACCAGAAATGATAGTGACATGAGTACCATACTTCGGGGGATGAAGCTTGAGAGCTCTCTCCTTAAAGACCCACCAACGGTAGTATGCAGAGAAATCCGGAGAGACATTAAGCACTAACTGATGAGTGCGTAAATGAATACGACCAAGACCGCGATATTTTTTGATAATCATAGTTCGGGTTCATATTGGTGCTCAAGATAGGATTCGAACCTACATTTATCCACTTACGGTTAGACTGTTTAGGAAACAGTACCGATACAAGAGCAGTGTGTTATTATTTATTGAGTTCTTTATGCATCTCAAAAAGAGCTTCTTTGACCGCTTCTTCACCATGAAAGGTTTGAAGCTTTTGAAGAGTCTCAGTAGAGATACTGACCTGTTTTATTGTCTCACCTCTTAGACTCTTTGTCATTATAATCTTTATGTCATCCATAGTGTGTTTATAATAATAGATTCTCTAAAGAGTGCAATTATTATTGTGGAGGATCTGCAGGGTTGTGGCAAAATATGCAACATGGGTCGCAATCATATTCTTGATATTCAATAGGTGCAGGCAACTTAAAGTGGCTACCATCTAGTAACTTAACTGTATCAGAGGTGAAATATTTGTTATGACCAACGGTATCAGTAAGTGTAGAGTTTACTAAGTCATCTGCATATTTGCAGATACCATCAGGTGATGCAGGATTACCGGTGCAAATATACCCTAATGGTGATTTACACTTTTTGCAAGTTGACCGAGAATAAGGCCATGCTGACTTTATATCTCTTCCACTTCTATATAAATTAGCTTCATGAACACAGAAAGCTTTTATATGAGAAACTCTCTGTGCAATTTTTTTATACAACTCTTCGAGCTGATCAAGAGTTAGAGTATCTATATCATTCATAATTAACAAGAGGTCTAAATTCTACAGATTTGAAAATATGCTCCCAAAGTGCTTCTTCATATTTCTTATAATCATCAGATGTTACCACATTATTGTTAATGTCAGAGTAGTAACCATATGATTCAAAGCGGAATTGACTACTCATGATGTTTTTGACGAAATGATTTAGATGGCAGCGAAGTGCATTGCGTGCAGGCCCAGTACCATTCCAAATCCGCTTTCTTCCACTTGATGTAGAAATCATGCGATCTTTATAGAACATTTGAACAGGTTGAGGTCGCTTCCGAGATGCTACAGGCTCTTTTGCTACTCTTGTTAACAAGACGTCAACTTGAGCGATTACAACATTTGGTAGTTCTTTCATAACTCTACTTCTCACTTATATTAGCAAAGCGAATCTTATTAGGTGCAAGAGTTGCGAGAAAATCAAATGCCGACATCCGCTGTAACTCTTCAGGTTTAAATCCGATACCTCCTGCTGCACGGATTACTGTATTCATGTTGTGATACATTTCCATGAGAGCAGTAACATGCTGAATGTTTATTTTGCGATCAGTAGGGTTGCATCCCGGTATTGCAGTTGTAAAGGTTGGCTTATCCGAAGGCAGCTCCTCTGCAATTAACGCAATATAGAATCCATTAGCTTCTTTTTCAAGATGCTGCTTAGTCCATGCGCTAGTCGCTCCCTTTAGATGATCACGTACTGAAACCCAATATCCAAAGTCGACAACATGATCATTCATGATTATGTACAACGCTTTATCCTTTAACTGCACTAAGTTAAATTTTGTAAATTTTATTCCATTTACTACTATTGTATCACTCATATTAATTTATTGTTCTTAATGTGTAGCTCTTGTTCTAATCGATTTTTATTTCAAATATGTAACTTGTTATCACTTTTAAATTATGTTATTTAGAACGAACGCTAGAGGTTAAAAATTTCTTAAGCTTTGCAATTAGATGAGTGTCCTTTGTTTCATCACATTCGTCATAGAGTGTACAAAAAACACATACTGTCGCGATAATTCCCAGTACACCCCATTGAAATACATCACCCCAAGTCGTTACACCACCCGCAGGGTCACATCCATGTTTACCGGCATAATACATAGAGATGCACCCAATTATATACCAGACTGCTAACCCCAATAGAATATACAAGAGTATCATATTTTACGATCCTTTGTGAAGAATTCATATACAATGCGGATCGGCTTTAAAGATAGTAAGAACTTACTCATCTTCTCTCCGCACTCAGTTCTGAATGTTTGATAAGGGCTTTTGCGCCATCTACCATCATTCTCGAAGCAAATATTAAACGCTATTAAGATTGCAAGTATTCCACCTGCAGTGCCAGTCTTAAATACGTCCCAGAGAGAAATGCTCTTTACTGCACGCACTTTACAATCTATATAGAATGCTGCCATTCCGATGGCTTGCCAAGTGAATAAAAATAATGCTAATTTTATCATAAATTATCTTGAATAGCAAATGCACGTTTCAGGTAACCAACTCTTACAATGGTGACACCATACATCATTCTCTTCCGACCATTTGTAGAATGGTGTGGAGTTCTCGTAGAGATTATATTGTTGCGTTTTAGTTCTCAATTCCCACTCAACATAAGTTTCACCGTCACGCATTTCAAACTCTGATACTTTGTGAGGTGGGTCTTCAACTATTGTAGTAAAGATCTCTACATGAACATCACCAGCATGATATACTGACTTAAAGCCCGGCTGAAAGTTCGGAGGTATATAGCTTACAACAAATCCTATCGATTTTGCATAATCAAGAGCCTGCTGTGAGTCAGTAAAGACTTTAATCTGCTCTTTAAAGGGAGCAAAATCCATATTTTTTGATTTATTAAAGACTATATGTACAACAGTATTACTCATAATTGGCTTTCTATTTGCATTTAGAGCAAAGCATTTGATTACCTGCTCCATTCATAGCGAGTTTTGATTGCTCTGTCCAGTCACCACACAGATCGCAAGATGACGATGCTTGTTTCTTTGGAGCGTAGGATTGGAGTTGCTTGCGAATTTCTTCGAGTCCGCAGTTACAAGGAAAACCTATAATCCAATCACACTCTAAGTAATGTCTTGAATGGATACTAATTTTATCCACCACACTCCACGGCACCATCGTCTCTCCCGGCGATTGGGTGGAGAGGGCTTTAGCTTTCAACTGTGCGTGTTCGTTAATAAACATCGTAAAGCTGCCGTTGGGCATGAACATTTGCGCTCTACGTTCTGTGTCTGCAATAAACCCCAGCAACCTCGCCTCCCGCTGTTGTGCTTGATAAATCTCAAGACGCGCATCGGCAATAATCTGCCGCGCCTCGTAAAGTTCACATTCAAGCTGCTCTACACGCTCTTTACGGATGTAGTAAGTAGTATCACTTAATACATCTTTTAACTGGCTTTCGAGTGCACCATACTTGCAACCGTCTGCATGTCGGTTGATATTATTACAAATTGGACAAGCTTCTTTCATACTATACCTTAGAGGTGATATCCGCCAGTTTTCTTAGTTAAGTCAAAATTTGCTTTAATAAAGTCAATCACTTCTTGAGGATCGATATCTTTACTAAACACAATGTTAGGTCCATGCTGATCAAGCATTACAGCTTTAAGGTTACCAAATTGTTTCAACCCATCGCTCGTGTTTTTACCGCATTGATGACTCCCGCACTCCACCTCACGTTGAGACCTAATCGGAATCTCATCAGGATGATTCTCTCTCAATGGACAGTGAAAGTGTACAATACAATCCATACCGGGATGATCTCTGAATACAATTCTCTGAGACTGTCCCCCTACAGAAGGCTTTGCTCCATATGCAATAACTGTATCAGGCCCATCAGTCTTTACATACACCATTCCCGTATTCATGATGTCGTTAAAGTTGCTTTTTCTGATGCTGGTTAAGAATTCAGTATCAGACAATTTGACTGCAAAGTGCCCTACCGTTGCATTTGCAAAAGGTTTATAAGCATTACCGCGAATGCAATGCTCTACTACTGCCTTTACTGAAGCAGGAATTCTCTCATCGGACCATTTAACTGGTTTACCCTCAACGACCGTAGATTGAGTAAAAGTCAAATGACTCCGATAATAAGCCATATCAACCAGATTCTCTAATACTTCTACTCTATTATTAGTTTCGTGATATGCTGCTTCTTCAGGAGTGACAATCATATTCCATCTCGTCT